CCAGTACATGCCTGATCCGACAGAGTGGACGCAGGCCCGTCCACCGCGTGTCGATGAGATCGACATTTGGGAAGTCATTTCGGAGATGTCTGGCCCTGTTGGTGTGTATGCGGCGTGGCAGCCGCACGCTGAGTTGTACATCGTCACCCGTGGGTGGCGTATTGTGCAGGAGTTTTCTGGTTGGAACGCTAACGCCCGGTTGGAGAAGTACCTGCAAGCCAATGGGATTCCGTACCCGAAGGGGCCGGATGCCCCGGTGCAGGAGTTTGTGCCGTCGAAGTTGATTCTGGCGTGAGCCAGAGACTTGTCCCGTAGTCCACTTTTAATTTATTCGCAAGGAGTTTTCACATGACACGTTCCCGTGACACGGCTGACATTGTTGAGGATGTGAGCGTCGAATTAGCATCCAAAGTGGACTATGCGCTACCAACAAACGCGCAGACCGGGACGACTTACACGTTCGTTGCGGCTGATGCGGAGAAACTGACGACGGCATCGAACGCGGCAGCGGTCACTCTGACCATTCCTCCGCAGTCATCTGTGGCTTGGGGTGACGACACGATCCTTCGCGTGGTGAACTACGGCGCGGGGGCTGTTACTGTTGAGGGCGGTTCGGGGGTGACAGTCACAAACACCGCCACAACGCTTGCACAGTTTGAGAGTGCAGCGGCGATCCGTACCGGGTCGGATGCGTGGACTCTCGTCCCTTTTGGATCTAGCGCGGGTGTCCCTGATTCTGTTGAATATTTAGTGCTTGCCGGTGGTGGGGGTGGTGGTAACAGCGACCGAAGCGGCGGCGGTGGTGCTGGTGGTTATCGTTCAAGTGTTTTGGGCGAGAACTCTGGTGGAGGTTCCGCCGCTGAGTCTCCTTTAGGGGTTGTATCTGGTGTCACTTACACGGTGACTGTAGGCGCTGGTGGGGCTGCCGCTACCGCCGGTAGTGACTCGGTGTTTGCGACTGTTACAAGTGTTGGTGGCGCTGGTCAGGCCGGGAGTACAAGTAACGGTTCTTCAGGTGGTTCTGGCAGCGGAGCCGGTGGTGGGTATAGCCGGTCAGGAGGTTCTGGTACTTCTGGTCAAGGGTTTGCTGGTGGAAACTCAGTAGGCGGGACGGGAAACGAAAACTACGCTGGTGGTGGCGGTGGTGCTGGCAGCGCGGGTCAGAATGGAACAGACAACAGCGGCGGTGCTGGAGGATCTGGTGTAACTAGCAGTATCGACGGATCGTCAGTAGCCCGTGGTGGTGGCGGTGGTGGTGGCACTTGTACTGGAACCGTTGGGGGAGGAACCGCTACAGCAGGTGGCGGGGCCGGAAATCGATGTGGTAGTGCTGGTGGTGGCCCTGCTGGTAATGGAACCGTTAATACTGGCGGCGGTGGCGGTGGTGCTGGAACCAGCGGTGGCGCTGGTGGTTCCGGCGTTGTGATTATTAGACACAATAAGTTGTATACCGAGGCGACTGTTACGGGTAGTCCGACAATCACGGAGTCAGGGGATTACAAGATTTACACGTTTAATGCTTCTGGAACGATTGGCTGGTAATCATGGGTTATTTTGCACAAGTAGACGCGAGTGGCATTGTTCAGCAAGTAATTAGCGTGCATAACTCAATCCTTGGCGAAGAAACACTCGCTTTCCCTGAAACGGAAGGCGCGGGTCGTGCGTTTATCGCTAACACTTTGCATCTGCCGGGTGAGTGGAGGCAGACCTCGTTCAACGGAAACTTCCGTGGCAGGTTCGCTGGCATCGGCTACCGCTACGACAAGGAAATTGACGAGTTCATCGCACCGGAGCCTGAGGCTCCTGAGTTGTAGCAGGGACTACCCGGTAAGTCCCACAACCGAATATGCGCAGCAACAGTCACAGCCCCCGCAAGGGGGCTTACTCATTTTCAAGGAAACCAATGTTTGATAACCCCGGCACGGTTCTAGCAGTCCTGTCAATCGCTGGCCTGCTTATTTCTGCCTTGATCTTCGTGATTGATTCTCGCATCAACCGGATGTATCGGGAGATGAAACCGAACGGTGGATCGAGCCTGCGTGACGCGGTTGACCGGATAGAGAAGAAGATCGACGGCCACATTCAGTGGCATTTGGAGGACGACAAGTGAACTCGTGGAAAGACTTCATGGCGTTCCTCAACGACCACCCTCTCGGGGTGGCGTTGAAGGTATTCGCCGCGACCGCATTGACGTATGTGGTGGACAACATTGCTGGCTTCGGGCTGCCGACGATCCTCGTCGTCGCCGTGCCGCCTGCTCTTGTCGTGCTGGTTGATTACTTGAACGGCGAGAATCCAAGGTTCGGTCGCGTCGATGGCTAAGTTGGTTGCTGGCGGGGTTGTTCTCCGCAGTCAAGTGAATGGTCGGTTCCCGAAGCGCGATAAGCGCAGCGATGGTTGGATCGCTGATTCGAACCACAGTCGCACAAGTGATCACGCGCCAGACAAGAACGGCTGGGTTCACGCCATCGACATCGACGAGAACATGGGTAAAGGCAAGTGGCGCAACGGTCGTGCGGCACGCAAGTTAGCGGACCAGTTGCGGCTGTACGCCGCTTCGGATCTGCCCGGTGCGGACCGACTCAAATACATCGTTCATGAAAACAAGTTGGCAAGCGGAACGTATCGCCGAACTTGGTGGAAGTGGCGGCCCGGTAACTGGGGCCACGAGTACCACATTCATGTCTCGTTCACGTCGAAGGCGAAGAAGGACGAACGAGTCTTTCCGCTGCCGATCCTGACGAAGGATCGGAAGTTGAAGAAGTTGTGGTGGGAGCAGTTGCGTGGCTGAGAACAAGGCTGTTGTTAATGACCTGCCGTATGCGCTGGGTCAGGACATCATTGATCGGCTTGCCCGCTATGACCGCAGCGGTTTCGCTGCGGACTATGCGATAGGCAACCAGCCTTGGCTTTCTGCTGCTTCTGATAACAGCAGGATCTCTCGTATCACGACGCAGTATCAGAAGGAGCGCGTCGATCAGGAAGCGTCGGCGGGGGAGAACTCGCTATCGAACTGGTGGCTGCGGTCTGCCACGTCGTGGCATCGCGGTTCCGGTGCTGAGTTTTATGACGCTGATGAGGCGGATGTGTACCGCTACCGGGAGTCAGCGAATGTGGATGTGTGGACTCAGGGTGCGTTGAGTTTGCTGCCGGACACGGAGCAGGTTGCGGCGCATGGTGGGGAGCAGGCGCACACGTGCGCGTTAGGTACGTGGTTCCTGAACAGTGGCGATGTGTACCTGTATCAGGTGTCGACATCGTCGGTTGTTCAGATCACTGCCTTCACTGCTACTGCTCAAGCGTTGGCTACTGATGGTTGTTCTGCTCTCGTTGCGGCGGATGATGGCGTGTACGAGATCGACAACACGCTGTCGGTGACGAAACTGTATGACGCTCCGGGTGGGGCGTGGACTGTTGATGCGATTGGTTACGTGAAGGACCGCATCATTGTTGGGTGTGAGATCACGGATCCTCTGCCGATGCGGGTGTTTGAGTTGGCACGTAACCCGGCGAGTGCGCCGGGTACGGTCGACACGAATGTGTTGACTGGTGATTCCCGCTACGAGTATGCGTCCACGTCGATGTCGTTCCCGGCTATCACGGAGACTACGTCGGCGATTCTCGTGGCAACGAACACTGGTGTTCAGTCGCGGGTGTTGTCGTTCACTATTGATACGTCTGCCGCTGGTCTTGGTTCGATGCTTGAGCCGATTAACGTGGCCGAGTTCCCTATCGGTGAGGTTCTTCGAAGCCTGAAGGGTTACTTGAATACGTTTGTTATCGCTGCCACTAATCGTGGTGTGCGGGTGGCGACGGAGTCTGCGAACGGTCAGGGTTTCGTGTATGGGCCGCTGTCTGTTGAGGATGACGTGTCCGATATAGCGTTCGATGGTGAGTTTGTGTATGCGACTCGGACGGTGGAGCGGCTTGGTGCTCGTGGCTTGTGGCGTGTGGATCTGGGTACTGAGGTTGGTGCTCAATTTGCGTATGCGTCTGACTTGTCTGTGTCGGATGGGACTCCTCAGTCGGTGGCTTTTGTGGGGTCGTCGGGTCGGGCTTTGATTTGCACGGACACTGCCGTGTACGTGCAGCATGAGACTCGGTTG